CGTAACTTCACTACAGGATCTCTTGCACTTCATAAAAAACTGATATATAAAATATTCACTATACAATTAATTAGAACGTAGACGAGTATAGTCGACGGCCTAGAGACTGCGTTCGGAAAACTAGGAGGATATAATTATGGCAAATACAACGTTTAATGGTCCGGTACGTTCGGAGAACGGATTTGAGGCTATTACAAAAAACACATCTACAGGTGCGGTAACTAAACTTGCTGATCTGTTTTCAGCTGCGAAAGCTAACACAACTGCTTCTTCAAGAGCAGGAGCGTTATTGCTTAACTCGATAGCGACAGACAGTTTCACAGTTCAAACATACCAAGCTTCAATCACGATTGGTGCAGCAGCTACAACTGGAAACGAAGCATCTATCGGAATGCCTGCTAACTTTTTACCAGTAGCGGTAATGATTACAGTTGACACTGCAGCAACAAATGCTGTGAACTTACAAGACATTGGAGTTCAAGGTGACACTGATGATTATGTTGATGGTATCTCAGTGGCTGTTAACTCAACTGGATTCAAAGGAATCTTTGGTTGTAACGGTCTTAGAGGTATTTCTGGAACAGACGGAGCTTTAGCTACAGCTGATGAAGTTGCAGCAGTTGTTTCCGGTGTACCAGGTGGATCTGGCGTGGCAATGACTTTAACATTTATTGGAATTGTTGGATCACAAACTTTAGATTTAACTATCTAATTTAATTATCTTGGTGGGAAACTTTGAGACTTTTTGATCTCAATACCCACCAAGACCAATAAGGAGATAAAATGAAATCAGATGTAAAAGCAGTTAGAAAAGACGCAACAGGTTCAGTCTTTGCAGGAAGAACAAGATTAAGAGGAATTATTCTTGCTTCAGATGGAACAGGAGCAGGCACAGTTATATTACAAGACGGAAACTCAGTAACACAGTTTCAAGTTGATGTGCCAAATGGAGATGTGTTTTCTTATAATCTAGCGGAAGATGGTATTTTGTTTGAAGGTGGAATGACTATTTCAACTCTTACAAAAGCTACTGTAACTGTTATTTTAGATAAGTAAGGAGATTAGATGGCTAACACTACTTCAGGAACGACAACGTTCGACAAAACATTTTCTATTGATGAGATAATCGAAGAGTCTTTCGATCGTTTAGGTATGTTTACCTTAAATGGTGGACACCTAAAAACAGCTAGACGTTCTTTAAATATTATGTTCCAAGAGTGGGCTAATAGAGGTTTACACTATTGGGAAATAGCAAATAACAATATTACATTAGTAAGTGGTCAAGCTGTTTATACAATGTTTAGATCAACTGATGATGGAACTTCTGATGCAACAGCAGTGTATGGTGTAGATGACATATTAGAAGCTGTCTACAGAAACAATAACGTTGATACTCCACTTACAAAAATAAATAGATCTACATATCAAGGACTATCAAATAAAACAGCAACAGGCACACCTTCACAATATTATGTGCAAAGATTTATTGATAAAGTAACTATAACTTTATATTTAACACCAGGTTCTTCAGAAGCAGGTAAATTTTTAAACTATTATTATGTAAAAAGAATACAAGACGCTGGTGTTTACACAAACGCTACAGACGTTCCATATAGATTTGTTCCTTGTATGGTATCAGGTTTAGCTTTTTACTTATGTCAAAAATATCAACCGCAAAGATGTCAAGAGATGAAACTCTACTACGAAGACGAGTTAAGCAGAGCTTTAGAGGAAGATGGTTCATCTACAAGCTCTTTCATAACCCCGAAAACGTATTATCCAAGTGTCTAATTTTTCAAAAGGTAAACATTCAAAATTTATATCAGACCGTTCTGGTATGGAATTTCCTTATTCTGAAATGGTTAGAGAATGGAATGGATCTAGAGTTCACATATCAGAATTTGAACCAAAGCAACCACAATTAGAACCAAAGCCACATGGTGCTGATCCACAAGGGTTACCAAACGCAAGACCTGCAAGAACAGAACCAGCAACAGAAGATTTTTTACCTCAAGATCCTTTTACAACTACATCAGGTAGCTTAACAGTCTCTGTAGCTTTTAAAAATGGTGATATGAGTGTAGATGATTTTGTAAGATTTAGAGATGTTAAATCAATCGTAGGCGGTGTTGACGTTGAAACTTTACAAGTTTCAGGAATGGTTTTACAAGGAGATATCACAAGCAGTGCAACTACAATAACATTAGATTTTACTTCTGATATGCCTTCAGCTGGATTTATTGTTATCGAAAAACTTTTAACTTCTGATGATACAAGTGATCCTTTAAAAGTTGGAACTTTTCAAAATGAAGTTGTGCAATACACAGGAATTTCAGGAACTGATTTAACAGGATGCACAAGAGGAACTTCAGCACCTTTCAGAGGAGTTACACCTCCAGCTACAATAGCCTCTTCTCACAAATCAGGGGCTAAAGTATTTGGAGCTTTTAAAATAGTAGCTCTTACAACTAGAACAGAAAACACAGGAGCTATGCCAGCAACCAGAACTATACAAACTGGTTTTGATTTTTCATTAGCTAATGTTGCTCCACAAACAGAAACTGGAGGCGGTTTTCAATGTACAATTGGACCGTTAAATGATAGACCTTAATTATGACATACGCAGAATTAGTACAAAAAATTAGAGACTACACAGAGGTTGGATCAACAGTTTTAACTGATACGATTATTAATGGTTTTATTGAAGACGCTGAATTTAGAATATTAAGAGAGGTGGATTCTGATAATAATAGAAGATATGTAACAGCAACGATGGTAGCAGGTCAAAGATTTATAGACACCCCTGCTGACCTATTAATAGTAAGATCTGCTCAAATAGTTGATAAAGATTTATCAACGTCTCCTACCACAGATAGACGAATTATTGAGTATAGAGATACTAATTTTATGGCAGAATTTAATCCAGAGGACGCTCAAGGAGTGCCTAAATACTTTGGATATTGGGATCAAGACACCTTAGTTTTTGCTCCAGTGGCAAATGCGGCTTATACAATTCAATTAAATTATATCTTGAAACCTGAAGGATTATCGTCTACAAATACTACTACATATTTAAGTTTGCAATTTCCCAACGGACTTTTGTATGCTTGCCTAGTTGAGGCATTTAGTTTTCTAAAGGGACCAACAGATCTCTTGCAATTATACGAACAAAGGTATAAACAAGCAGTTGAAGGGTTCACTGTAGAACAAATGGGAAGAAGAAGACGAGATGAGTTTATTGAAAGCGCACCTCGTTTACCAAAACAAGGATAAGGAGATAAAAAATTATGGCAATAACACAAGCAATTGCAAACTCGTTTAAAAAACTGTTGTTAGAAGGTGATCAAAACTTCAAAGCATCAGGTGGTGACGTTTTTAAAATAGCTCTCTTTACTTCTTCGGCAACTATGAACTCGCAAACTACTGCTTACTCGACTTCTAATGAAGTTTCAAACTCAGGTCAGTACACAGCAGGTGGTGGTAAACTAGTCAACGCTGGTACAGCGATCGGAACTGGTACGGGTAAAGGTGTTGCAACGGTTGACTTTAATGACAGATCTTTCACTGGAGTGACGTTAACTGCGAGAGGTGCTTTAATCTATAACACTTCATCGACTACAACTAATGCAGCGGTGGCAGTTTTAGATTTTGGTGGAGACAAAACAGCAACGTCAGGAACGTTTACAATTCAATTTCCAGCAGCAACAACTGCAGCAGCGATTTTAAGGATCTCTGGTTAATTAGGAGGTAGACTCCTATGGCGGATAAAACTTATACAGTCACTGTCGCAAGTGGTAACTTGTATGGTGGAGGTACGGGTAATGTATACTATATAGATGGCGCTCGTAGTTCAACTGGACCAGGTAATATTATTTGGGCTGCAGGATCAACTTTACGTTTTGAACAAAGCGATGCTTCCAATGATGGCCACCCTTTAATTTTTTCCACGACGACAAGTCGAGATCAAATAATTTCATCGAACGTAACTTACTACCTTGATGGAGCAAGCAATCAAGCAAGCTATACTAACACGATGACATTTAATGCAGCAACCACTAGGTATGTTGAAATAGATGTATCAGCTCCTGATTTTTATTATCTATGTTATGTGCATGGAATAGGAATGGGTGGGCTTATGGATGTTGCTACAGGTAAAACTTGGAGCGTTGGTACCTGGGGTCTTAACCAATGGGGTGATCAAACTGATCCTAATATTCAAATTACAGGTCAAGCTCTTTCTGCAAACATAGGAAGTGTTTCAATTTCAGGAGAAATAAATGCTGGTTGGGGAAGACTAACTTGGGGTGAAAACGCCTGGGGTGAACAAGGAGATGTTGTTCTATCTGGTCTTTCAATGTCTACAAGTCTTGGAAGTCTATCTATTGAAGGAGATGTAGATGCTCCTGTAACTGGATTATCTATTACTGGTGCTACTGGTTCTTTATCTACAACATCTGCAACAGAAGTATTCCCATCTGGATTTGCATTAACTAATACGTTAGGAACAGCTGATGCTGGTCCTGATGCTATGGCTACAGGTAATCAAGCAACCTTAAGTTTAGGAACTGTTGAAGCTTTCAACCAAACAGGTTGGGGAAGACAACAATGGAACGTTAACGCTTGGGGTGTTGAAGGTCAATTTGCAAACGTCGATGTAACGGGTATTGCAATGACTGCAGATGAAGGAACCTTAGACTTTTCAGGAAACTCAAGTGTTTCTTTAACTGGTTTTGCACTTACAGCAAATGAGGGTACGGCTGATGTTGCTCCTGATGCTGAAGTTACTGGATTACAATTATCAGCTTCATTAGGAAGTGTGTCTTTAACAGGAAATGCTTCTGTTTCTTTAACTGGTTTTGCATTAACTAATGCTTTAGGAACGGCTGTTTTTGAAGCTAATACTATAGGCGCTCCTAGTGGATTAGCCCTAACTATGCAAGAAGGAGATCCTATTAATAAGGTCAGTGTTGATGTTTCTTTAACAGGTTTAGGCTTGACAGGTAGTCTAGGCAGCGTATATAATTTGATCTGGAACGAAGTAAATACCGGCACAACCGTAACGTGGAGAGAGGTTGACACCGCAGCATAAATCAATTAAAAATTAAAAAATAAGGAATTTATAAATTATGGCAAACTCAACCTCAGCTAATTTAAAATTAACCGTTCAAGCTACTGGTGAAAACTCAGGGACGTGGGGACAAATTACAAATACAAACTTATTAATTGTAGAACAAGCCATTGGTGGTTACGGTACTTTTAACTTAACAAATGCTGACAGATCTTTAACTTTTACAAACGGTGCAGTATCTGACGGTAAAGATCAGGTAATTAAATTAACAGGAACATTAGCAGCTAATAGAACTGTCACTATTCCAGATTCAATCGAAAAAACTTATCTTATTGTTGATGGCACTGATCATGCTGGAAACACTTTAACTTTCAAAACATCATCAGGCACAGGTGTACTTTTATGTGAAGGAAACTGTTATGTTTTATATTCTGATGGAACAAACATAGTAAAACAAAATGAATACAAAAAATGGAGAGTGGTTTCAGCTAATGAAACAGTTCAAGCTGGTGCTCAACTTTTAGTAAACACAAATGGTGGAGCAGTAACAATTACGTTACCCGCGTCACCTGCTACTGGCGATGAAGTATCATTCATGGACCAGGGTTATGATTTCGACTCAAATGCGTTAACTGTAGGAAGAAATGGTTCTAATATAGCAAACGCAGCAGCTGATCTTGTTGTAAATACACAAGGCGCTGGTTTCACATTAGTATTTTCAGGAGACGCTACGACTGGCTGGACATATAAGGAGAAATAATCCATGGCCAACTACGAAGCAACTAGATATGATTTTAATGGCACTGCCATTACAGGTGTACAAGGATTTGACACAGGCACAATTGTTCCTTGGTCAGATACTTCTGTTCCGTCTGGTTTTCTAGAATGTAATGGTGCAGCTGTTTCAAGAACAACTTATGCTGCATTATTTGCAATAGTAGGTACAACTTATGGATCAGGTAACGGATCTACAACTTTTAATTTACCTGATTTAAAAAATGATGTGCCTCTTGGTAGATCAAACTCAAAAGCTTTAGCGTCGACAGGTGGAGCTAATACAGTTGCTTCAACAGGAAACATAGCTGGATCAACAGCTAACCACACTTTAACGACACCGGAAATGGCATCACACTCACACCCAACTATAAAACCAAGTGGCGCTTACTTATGTTGTGGAGCACAAGCAGGTAGATTAGCAAACTCTTCAAATACGGGAAGTGCAGGTGGAGGTGGAGGACACTCGCATAACATGTCCGCTAACTTTTCAGGCGATGCAACTTCAGTTGTTCAACCTTATATATCTTTATTGTATATAATTAAGACTTAGGAGAAATATGGCAAATTACGAAGCAACAAAATATAACTACAACGCAGCAAGTGTTACAGGAATTGTTACTGTTCCAACTGCAACTATTGTGCCTTGGTCTGACAGTTCTGTGCCTACAGGTTATTTAGAGTGTAACGGAGCAGCCGTTTCAAGAACAACTTACTCTGCTTTATTTGCAGTTGTAGGAACTACTTATGGATCTGGAAATGGCTCATCTACTTTTAATTTACCTAACTTAAAAAATAACATTGGTTTAGGCAGATCAAATTCAAAATCTTTGGCATCAACGGGTGGGGCTAACACAGTTCAAACAACAGGTAACGTAGCAGGATCAACAGCATCTCACACGATAACAACACCTGAATTACCAAGTCACTCTCACTCAAACAGTGCCTCTCAAGGTTGTTTAGCATTAAGTTGTGGTGGTCAACCACCAGGACAATATTCACCAGGAAATACTGGATCATCAGGAGGTGGTGGAGGACACTCTCACAATATGTCAGCAACTTTTACAGGAGACTCAACATCAGTGTTACAACCATATTTAACATTGTTGTATATTATAAAAACTTAGGATTATTATGGCAAATTACGAAGCAACAAAATACGCATTTGATGGACAAAATTTAACAGGAATAACTTCTGTTTCTACAGGAACTGTTTTGCCTTGGACTGATGGTAGTTTACCAAGTGGATTTTTAGAGTGTAATGGTTCTGCAGTAAGTAGATCAACTTACTCTGCATTATTTGCAGTTGTAGGAACCACGTATGGTTCAGGAAATGGTTCAACAACTTTTAACGTCCCAGATTTAAAAGATAAATGTGTTATGGGTAGATCAAACGCAAAAGCTTTAGCTTCAAGTGGAGGAGCAGCAACAGTGCAATCTACAGGAAACATAGGAGGAAACACTGCATCACATACTTTAACCGGATCTGAAATAGCTAGTCACACGCACCCTGCTGGTACTAGAGGAGGTGGTATAGTTAACTGTGCCTCTCAAGTAATACCAAGAGTAACAAACACCTCTTCAGGAGGAGCGGGCGGCGGAGGAGGCCATTCACATAATATGTCAGCTAATTTTACGGGAGATTCTACTTCTACTTTACAACCCTATATGGCTGTGGTATATATTATAAAAACTTAGGAGACAACTTATGACAAAACACGGTATTTGGACAGTAATTTTTGACGATAAAAAAATTCTTAAAAAAACAGAAGATTTTACAATTGCTGCACCAGGCGTTTACGAAATAGAGGATGACGCATTTTGGTCAGATCCAAAATGGAGCAACATTCATGCAATTCAATTTACTGATGATAATACTGATAACGATCAAGTTGAGCATAAAGATGAAACTCCACACTCTGAGTACGATCAAGCTGTTCTAGGAGATTTTAGAACAAACTTTATTAATAGATGGGATGCAGCTCATTTAGCTAGACTACAAGCAGACTGGGATGCTAACACTAATCACACATACTATGGTCCTGACCACGAACAAGCTGGCGAGATTCAAGAAGAAGAGACTATGGAAGCTAAAGTTGCTAGATTAGGTGAAAGACCAACTTCTTACACTTCTGCTTAAGAAGTTCTATTAGACGCGTAAGGTAACATCATCCAAGACGTAATTATATATTTTTCACCAGAAAGAGGTGGATTACCTCTGTGCACGTAAGGAAAGCCTGCAGGCCAAATAACAATTCTACCCTTTACAGGTTTAACTCTTTCAGAAAAATGCAAAAATTCTGTTTCTCCTCCATCCTCAACAGTATTTAAATAAACTGCCCAAACTAAACAACGTGTAGGATCAAGGGCTGAGTGTTCTATATGCCAGTCGTGATAACCTTGTCCTGGTAATGTTTTTTGTATTTTCATAGTTGTATATTCTACATCGCAACTATTTAAAGTTTTAAAATCAGTTTTTTGAATATAGTCTCTCATAGCTATATCAAAATTAGCCATAAAAACTTTTAAATTTGATTGCCAAGTATAAACATTACTAGAATTTAAAAAAAGATGTGTATCTGATTTTGATGTTCCAGCAGCGTTTTCTATTTGCGCTCTGGTAAAAGTGTGTCTTAATTCATTTTCTTTTTTATATAAATCTATGACGTTGTCACATTCTTGATCTATAATATATCCATCATAGATACCTATAAAATCTTTTGTTAATACTGCCTTACGCTCCATCAGGATCTCCTTTTTGATCTTTGTAAGGTCCGTTTTGATCTACAAAATGCATAAAAACTTGATAGTTATATTCTCCCTTAAAAGGTTTTCTACCATGTTTTAATTCACAACCCAAGTAAACAACAGCATCACCAGGTTGTAATTTAATCCACTGATTTTCCATATGTATAGGCCAAGGTTCTGAATGATCTATATTTGCAGTAACACTTATCTCACAAGACTTTCTATCTATATGATCTTTTAATATTGATCCGTACATGTACGCTCTCCAAAAGGTATATGTTTCAAATAAACTTAGTCCCGTTTCTTTTTCTATTAATTGTTTTTTAAGTTTAGCCATAGTATTCATTGTAATATCTTTATACCAAGAGGGCGTAAAAGGTGATTGATGATCGGAGTTGGCGGTAAAATCATCATTATCAATTTTGCTCTCACAATATATTTTTAAAAAATTTAATTCTTCTTTTGTAAAAAATTTTTTAATTACTTTATATTTAAATTCTCTAATATTATTTTTCATTATATTAACCAAGAGACTAAACTATATCTCACTCCCTTTGTTATAGGTTGTATAGAATGTGGGTATAAAAAAATACTTGGAAAAAAAACTATACCGCCCATTTTAAGTTTTATTCTTTTTATCTCATCTTTACTCATATCAGGTTTATCAAAAGCAGAGGGATTATAAAAAACTAAATCACCACCTTCATATCCTTCATTTAAATTAACTATTATACTTAAAGTTCTTTGACCAAAAGAATAATGATCTGTGTGCACACCATAATGATAATTAATAGGGTATTTTAAAATATCTATTTGATTTATTTTATTAGTAACTATGTGTGGAAACTTTGCTTTATATAAAGGATAAATTTTTGTTATTTCTCTTTGTATTAGTTTAAAATATATTTTATCACTAATATTTCTATTATCTAAAGATTGACCAAAAACTTGTCTTCTATCTGTTTTACCAACAGTATGTAATTTATTTATTGCTCTGTGGTCTATGTACTCAATTATTCTTTTACATAAATCTTTAGAAAAGATATTATTAAATTCCAAAACTGCATCAGATATATCCATATTAATTAAGTAATAGTTTTTCTTCTGGTGGAATAGTATAGCCATTTAAATTAGCTCTACAATTAAAGTGTATATATTTACAATTTTTAGTAAAATCCCTATGTATAATTTGATGTAGTAAATACGATGGGAAAAAAATAAAAGTTCCTGGCGTTGCTCTGTATGTATATTCTATATGTGTTTGAGTATACCCTGGTCCACAAGGAAGAGCATTACACATGTGACCTGCTCTTGGATCAATAAATGTAACACCATTTAAATTAGGATCTCCTGACACAAAATAAATACCACTCATATGGCTTTCAGGGTGAGTGTGAGGAACGGTGCTCATTATTGAAAGTTCTTTAGCTGTGCCTCTTAATGCATGACAACTTATTAATAACATTTTGTGTTGAGGAATTAAAGCTCCCATTTCTTGCAAAAATTGTTTTGATTTATCTTTTACGTAATCCCAGAAAAACTGTAATTCTTTTCTTTCATTTAAAGCTGATTGGTAAACGTGGTATCCCATAACTTTATCAAAAACATCTTCTACATCTTGTCTAGATACAGGATCTGTAACGTGCCAAATAGGTGTGGAGAATCTATCTACTTTTAAAAATTTATTTGGAAGGTTCATACATCCATACCCTTATACTTTCTTGAGTTACTTTATATTTAAAAAATTTTGCCATTAAACTAACTAGTTCCATATTAGGAAAATTTTTTCTACGCGCAGGAAATTTATCATAAGTAAATTTTTCATTATTACATATATGATCAATAGCTATTGTTAAAGCTTTCCTTGTAAGTTTTATACTTCTTAATGTGCACGCTTTTATATACAAATCTTTTCTTTCTAACAAATTATTCTCTTTATCTTTAAAAACAAATCCCCAATACTTTAATATAATTGGCATAATAGTATATAAGTTTTTACAATATTCCATACCTTTAAATTTTAAGGTATCCCCTATTCTACTTTTATTGACGATGTTTATTGTTTTAAACATCACCTCTTTTTCTAAACTCATATTGTATATATAAGTTTTGCTTTTTCTTTTTGACTCTCATCTAATGTTTTATCTTTTTTACCTTGTCTTAAAACTCTATCTAATTTTTGTAATGTTTTTGCGTTTGGATTCCAAGGTTCTTTATTAACAACGCCACCTCCTCTTTCTGGTTTAGTTTGAAAGATAGCTGTGTATTTTCCATCATAAGGTTTTAATTTTTCTTTCCACCACTCTGGTGGTTTAATTGTATAGTGTGCATTTTTACCATTTAATAAAACTTGAGTGGCTGCATAACAAGTTATTGTCATAAATATATAAGGACCAGAATCAAATAAATCTTTTAAAACTTCATCTACTTTATCTTCTTGAACGTGTTCCATAACATCTGTGCAAAGAACTAATTCAAAGTCTCCTTTTGGTTTCACGGAATAAGGTATGTAAGCAGGGTCATATTTAGCTATGCTAATACCCATAGGAGCGCCTGGTGTATTCTTGTTGTTGAAAAGGAGATCGTGAAACTTACCTTTACCACAACCGTAGTCTAAAATTTTAGTAACTTTTCTTTCTTTTATAATAGTCCAAACATCATACTTATACTCAGCTAAGGATTCACCTGTCCAAAAGTTTGCGTTTTGTTGATGATATTTTTTAGCTTCTTCTAAAGATTCGTAACTCATATAAATTTAATATTAGGTCTATGCTTTTCTTTTATCTTTTTCAACTCTAGATAATGCTTGTAACACATTTGATTAAACTCTGTCAAATACAGAACATCTCTAGGATGTGAAACTTTGTAAGCCTCTAATCCATCATACCCTAATTCTTTAGCAGCTTTAAATCTAAAATGCCCTCCGTGTATTTCATATTTATCGTGGTTGTGATTAAACGCTATAATAGCTGGAAAAAGCAATCCATCCTCTTTTAAATATTTTCTAACGTTGGCTAAATGATCTTGTTCCTGATCCCAAGAAACAGAGTCTTCTAGATAGTCATAATCTATATAGGTCAACAATTCTGGAAACCAAACAATTCTTGCTTTCATTATATTCATATTATAATATATACTATAATAGCCAGTTATTGCAATGAGGATAAACTATGCCATTAAAAAAACTTAATTTTGTACCAGGATTTAATAAACAAGTCACAGCTTCAGGAGCTGAAGGTCAATGGATTGACGGAGACTTTGTTAGATTTAGATCAGGACTACCTGAAAAGATAGGTGGCTGGAAACAACTTACAGCGGCTCAAAAAGAGTTACCAGGAGTTGCTAGAGCACAACATGCATTTACCTCTTTGAGTGGAGAAAAATATACAGCGATTGGAACATCTCAAGGTTTGTTTTTATATTACGATGAAGATTTTTACGACATTACACCTTTAGCTACCGGTATATCTGGAGCTACTTTTACATCAACAAATAACAATGCAACCGTAACCATAAACAAAGCTTCTCATGGTTTAGCCATAGGTAGATATGTAACTTTCTCTTCCGTAACATTACCTGGTGGTGGAGCTACAGGATACGCTGTTGCAGATTTTACAGGAAAGACTTACGAGGTTATAACTTCAGCCACAAACTCATTTACAATCACTATGTCTGCTGTTGAGTCTGGAACGGGTATGACAGCAGCAGGAGCTGCAACTATTGATCCATACGAAATAATTGGACCAACTTTTCAAACAACTGGTTATGGTTGGAGCACATACCTTTGGGGAGACTCTACTTGGGGAACTGCAAGAACAACATCAGACGTAGTTTTAGATCCAGCTAACTGGTCACTTGATAATTTTGGTGAAGTATTAGTTGCAACCATACATAATGGAAAAACTTTTACTTGGAACGCTGGTGCCTCTAGCGCTAGAACAATTAGAGCTTCAACGTCAACTTCAAGTTTTGCAACCACTAACAATCCAACAGCTTCTATTATGACACTAGTATCTGACAGAGATAGACACTTATTTCATTTAGGAACTGAAACAACAATCGGTACACCAGCAACTCAAGATCCAATGTTTATTAGATTTTCAAATCAAGAAGATTTAAATTCTTATACACCCACAGCTACAAACACCGCTGGAACTTTTAGACTCGATGCAGGTAGCGAGATACGAGGAGCTGTAAATGCAAAAGACTACACATTAGTTCTCACGGATCGAGCAGCTTATACAATACAATTCGTAGGACCACCTTTTACTTTTAGTATAAGACAAGTTGGCACAAATTGTGGATGTATTAGTCAGCATGGAATCGTGTATGCAAACGGCGCTGTATATTGGATGGGTGATGCAGGTGGTTTCTTTGTGTTCGATGGTACAGTTAAATCATTGCCTTGTTTAGTTGAAGACTTTGTATTTACAACTGATGGAGATAATCTTGGATTAAATTTTAGTGCCACACAAACAATAGCAGCTGGATATAATTCTCTTTATGATGAAGTTATGTGGTTTTATCCAAAATCAGGGTCTGATCAAATTGATAGAGTTGTTACATACAATTACGCAGAAAATGTATGGACGACAGGATCTTTAGCTAGAACAACGTACGTTGATGCCTACGTATTTAATAATCCATACGCAACAGAGTATGCATCATCAGGAACTCCTAATTTTCCTATTCAAGGAATTACTAATACTTATGGAGCCACAACTTATTACGCTCACGAAGAAGGCACTGATCAAGTAGCAGATGGAGCATCTACAGCGATACCTGCCTTTATAACATCTGGAGACTTAGATATTGATGATGGAGAGATATTTAGTTCAGTAAGAAGATTTATACCTGATTATAAATATTTAACAGGAAACTCTAAAATAACTTTATTTTTAAATGATTTTCCAAACAACGCTCAAGCAAGTTCTCCTCTTGGACCTTTTACAGTTACGTCCTCAACAGATAAAGTTGATACGAGAGCTAGAGGTCGATTAATAGCCATTAAGATTGAAAATGAATCTACAGGTGAAACTTGGAGATATGGAACATTGAGATTAGATGCTCAACCAGACGGAAGAAGATAATGGCTAAAATAACTGTTTATATACCAGAACCAAAAGATCAATATGAAGTTGAAAATCAAAGACAAATTATTGCATCTCTTGACAATATTAAAGATCAGCTTAATTTCAGTTTTCAAAAAGATTTGAAAGATGAGCAGGATGCTTTTAACTACTTTATGAATTAATGACTATACAATATAAAAACGCACAAATTAAATTATCAACAACTAATATGACAACTGTGTTAACTATTAACACATCATCTATAGCTATTGTAAAATCTATGTATGTATCTAACAACAGTACAGGAGCTGTGACTGTAAACTGTGATTTAAGAGACTCTTCTGCATCTGCTGACACAGAATTTTTTAGACAAGATATACCTGCAACTAGCACAGTGAATGCCACTGCGCAGGGCTTGAATTTAGAAGCAGGTGATGCTATAAAAGCCCAAGCAGAAACTGCAGATAAGTTGGAAATAGCTTTAAGTTATGCTTTAATAGATAGATCACAGGAGAATGGATAATGTCAGATGATATATTAAAAATACACTGTACCACTGTTACAGTTTGTAAGAATGTAAAAACAGGTCAAGTGTATAAAGACGAAGAAGAAATGAAAGCGGATATCAATAATCCAGATACAGATACAAAAGCTGCTGATGTTCAACAAGATACAACTGTACAAGTATCTCCAAAAGGTTTGAACACTTTGCAGAAATTTATGGATGGAAAAAAATAAAGAAGCAAAAGGCGGAACAGAATTACAATTAGATTATCTATATAAGTATGTAGATAATAGATTATTAGATCGTGTTCAAATAACAACATCTGTCCCAGAAAAAATACCTTTATCAAAAAGAAAGATAAATATTTTGTGGCAAAAAAATTCTTGGGATCAACCTAATTTGCATGACTGGTTTAAAAATAAAAACAATCATACTAAATATGATTGGTATGTATTTAATAGTCATTGGAATTATGAACACTTTACAAAATTTTTTGATCTACCTACACAAAGATGTGTTGTTATAAAAAATGGTATAGACAATATTACACCTAGAGAAATATCTTATAGCAAAGGTGATAAGCTAAAAATTATACATCACTGCACACCATGGAGAGGTTTAAATGTATTACTTGGTGCTATGCAGTTAATAGAAGATAAAAATATAGAATTAGATGTTTATTCTAGTTGTGAAGTGTATGGAAAAGATTTTGCTGAAGCAAATGATAAAACTTATCAGGCTTTATACGACCAAGCAAAAAAATTACCAAACGTTAATTACATTGGTTACAAATCAAACGAATATATAAAAGAACATTTAAAAGATTATCACATGTTTGTATATCCTAGTATATGGGAAGAAACATTTTGCATATCTTTACTAGAGGCAATGGCAGCAGGCTTATATTGCATAACAACTAATTATGGTGCTTTATACGAAACAGGAGCAGAGTTTCCTATGTACATTCCACACTGTAAAGATTATAAATTTTTAGCAAGAAAATTTTCTATAGGTATAACATCTGCAAAACAAACTTTACATTTAGAACCAATTCAAGACCATTTGCGTAGACAAGTAAAATATGCTAATGTTTATTATGGATGGCCTAAAATATCCATGAGTTGGTTACAGTTATTGAAAGGTATATTAAATGAGAAATGATGAACCGATTTGGTTTGGCACAGGTAAAGAAGTGAGAGAAATAAATATTGGAGATCCCGTTTATAGAATTTTTGTAGGGACCCCTGTACACAGTGAAGTGTCTATACATTACACGCAAGCTCTTTTAAAGTTTCAACAAAAGTGTTTACAAAAAAATATACTTGTTAGTTTTACTTTATATAAATCATCTTTAGTTCAACAAGGTAGAAACTTAATTGTATCTGAATTTATGAATGAGCCAACAGAGCATACGCATTTATTATTTATAGATTCAGACATAGACTTTAATGCAGAAACTATATTTAAAATGTTAGAAAAAGATAAAGATGTTATAGCAGCGCCTTATCCTATGAAGTACATTGATTGGCCTAAAGTGGAAAGACGTATGAAAGCTTTGAATCTTACAAGTATAGATGAAATATCTAAAGCAGGTTTTCATTACCCTGTAAAAGTAGAAGGTATGAATGAAGTTATAGTAGACGATGGTGTTGCAGAAGTAACTCATGCTCCTACAGGATGTATGTTAATTAAAAGAGATGTTATTAAAAAGATGATGAAACAATATCCTGATTTAAGAATACATCAACCAACCTTAATTAATGGCGTAGAAGATTATAAAAAGAACTTTTACAATTTATTTGAATGTTTACATGATCCTAGTACTAAACAATATTTTGGTGAAGACTTTGGTTTTTGTAAAAGATGGACAGAAATGGGTGGTAAAATACACTTATATTGTATGGATTTTATATCTCACACAGGTGAGTATGAGTATTGTGGAAGATATTGGGATGAGTTATTAGCATCTAAAAAAGCAATTGACGCAAGAGAAAAGAGCGTTGACGTGTCCAAAAAAATCACATAAAATAACAGATTACAGGATCTTTAAGCCTGCCAATAACAATTTAGCTAAATTATGACGATATCAAGAGGACAGATGGAGAGACAATTACGAATGGGTGGTGGCATCATGGATGTTGTGCCTAGAGATAAAGCTTTATTAGGCGGTATTAAAAAAGCCGTTAAGAAAGTTACTAAAGGTGTAAAAGATATTGCATCATCTGATCTTGGTAAAGCTGCGTTGTTAGCTGCAGGAACTTACTATTTAGGTGGTGGAGCAATAGGACCATTTCAAAGAGCCGGTCTGTCTGGTTTTAAATTTGCTAACTTACCGGGAGCGGGGTTTTTTGCAAAACCAGGTGTAAGTCCGTTAACAAGATCAGCACAAGAAGTTGGGTTACCAGCAACTAGATTTGGAAAATTTTTAAGTGGAGCAAAAGATGCAATAACAGGTAGTGGTAACCTAGGTAAACTAGCAACGTTAGGAGCTGTATCTACTTTTTTAACAAAGACACTTGGTATGACAGAGGAACAAGCTGAAGAAGAATTAGCTAGAGATCCATCAACATACTTAAGACAATACTATACAAATTTAAATCCAAACGCATCAGAAGAGGAGATATCAGCTTTTGTTACAGCCAACACATCAGAATATGCTGTGGGTGGTAGAGTAGGTTTTGCTGACGGTCCAGTATTACCACCAGACCCAACACAACCTGTAAATCCTTTTGGACCAAAACCAGGAGACTTTGGAATAGAGGAAGAAATCCCAATAAAAATGGCATCTAATATAGAGAACGATAAAATATTAGAGGCTCTGTTTGAAAAATACATAGACATGGGACTATCTCCAAAAGATGCTGCAAAAGCAGCACAAGAAGAATTTGATAGAATGAGTATGATGAAAACAGAAGGAAGAGGTCTAGCAGCTCTAGGTGGTAAGATGGATACTCCTAGCGATAACGCTATGCAAGCGGCGGGCGTCGAGGGACTACCTATAAGAAAAAATCCAGCTGGTATAAAAGAATTAGACCTTAGAAAAACAGGTGGATTTATACAACCTGTTGGTATAAAAGAAAAAGCAGATGACATCCCAGCAATGTTATCAAACAACGAATTCGTATTTACAGCTGATGCTGTAAGAGGTATGGGTGATGGAGACGTTAACCTAGGTGCACAAAGAATGTACGATCAAATGAAGATGTTAGAAGCAGGAGGAAAAGCATAATGGCAGAAGTAGTAAGAACAGCCCCGGCAGAATTTATTGAAGCGGGTGCAAAAACATATTTAGACGATCTTACAAAAGCTATTGGTGATTTTAAAACCCAAGATCTGTCTAAAATTATGGGTCGGCAGTTTGTTGCTGGGCCAGGTGCATTAACAACACAGGCAGAAACTTTAGCTTCTGGTTTAGGTAGCTTTCAACCTTTCTTAACAAGAGCAGAGGGATTAACAGGGCCTACAGCTTATCAGGCTTATATGTCTCCGTATCAACAAGATGTTATTGACACCACGTTAGCAGAATTTGACAGACAAACAGCTGCAGGTATACCTGCTTTAGCAGCTCAAGCCATTGGAGCTGGAGCATTTGGTGGTGGTAGACAAGGTGTACAACAAGCAGAATTTGCATCTAATCAAGCTAGAAACAGAGCAGCTTTACAAGCACAATTATTAGGTCAAGGATTTGCGCAAGCACAAAATTTAGCTGCTGCAGACTTTGGAAGAAACTTAACTTTAGCACAACAAAGCCCTGCGTTGTTGGGTCAACAGATTTCAGCACTAACAGGTTTAGGTGCTCAACAAGGTGCAAGAGAACAACAGTTACTAACAGCTGATCAACAACTTGCGTCAAGACAAGCATTACAACCATTAGAAGCAGCACAACAATTTGGTTCTGGTGTCACACAATTAATTGCAGGTTATCCTGGTAGAGAACAAATATTACCACCTACACCAACACCTTCACCATTAGCTACAGGTTTAGGAACAGCATCAACACTAGCTGGTATTTATAGATTAGTTAATCCAGCGCCAATAAAGTTTGCATAATATGAGTAGAACGTTAAAAAGACCAATGTTTAGAAAAGGCGGAGAAGTCATGGAAGGTATTATGACTGGTATCAAGCCTAGAGAAATGTTTCGAGATAAAGGTATGTCAAATGAAATGGCAGACGAATTAAAAAATATTCAAAGCAGAATTAATTTAGTTGATGCTGTTGCTGGAGCAGGGTCTAGTCCGTTAGCAAATCCGTTAACACAATTTTTATTACAAACAGGTGCTAATCTTATAGGTGGCACTGCAGCTGGTGGCACAAAACTACAAGAAATTGTAGGTGCAGCCAAAGGGCCATTAGATAAAGCTGTTAAAGCTCAACAATTAAGAGATGCAAGTAGAAGAAAAACAGCTGCATCTTTAATAGGAAAAAT